GCTTCTGATTAGCCATAATAGCTAGACCAGAACTTATACAGGCATCAAACTTTGTTCTATCGTTAATATCAAATTTTGCCCAATCCTCTAATGTCCTTGTAAAAGGCATAAAACCAATCTCATCTGAATCTCTATATGTACCAGTTATATCAAAACCTATATACTTCTCTATATATGTCTCTATCGCTGATGCGTGAGACTGCTTAACATCCTCAGATGTATTTGGTATACCTCCAAGCTCACGCTCTGTCTTTGTTAAGTTAGTGTATAGCTTGTCAGGTCTATTCAAAGAGAACCCTCTATATCCTCTATTTTTAAAGTGGTATAAAAGCCTTGGCTTATTATTCTCTATAAGGACAGGCATACCGTAAAACACACAAGCCATCAATACCTCCTCAAAAAATATTTCGGCAGTTTGTGGTCTTGCTATGTACTCCAAGAAAAACTGATTAGATGGAGCTTCATCCATATTGAACTTTGTTAGACCATGCAATGAACCATTAGAACCTCTACCACCAACAACAGCAGATATATCGTATGGATCGCATCCGAATGAACCAATGTGCTCATTCCCTGGATGCTTAATTCCGTTTCTTATATGAACATTGTTTTGAAGGTGTTTTGGAGGAGTCCAATTAATCAAAAATCTTCCTTTATTGTCAGGAGAAAAAACAACAACTCCATCCTTTATACCATCTTTCCAATGGAATGAACCTCTTGTCAAGTGATGCTCCTTTATTAAGCTGTCATTGTAGTCAATCTGTTGATATATCTTGGTAAGATTGAATATAGACTGTTTGCTCTCATCTCTAAACGCATGAGACTCTGTTCTTGGGAACTGACGATAAAACTCATTTAGTGCATCTCCATCATTTTTAAGAGAGTCAACTTCAGCTTCCCAATAGTCTATTGCACCATTCTTAATATACGCACCATCAATGCCTACTATTGGTTCACTTGGTTTATGAAATACAGGCATACCATATCTATCTATAAAGCCTTCCATATTCCATTCCATAGGAATAAATAAACTGTATAGACCTGACTTTGTTTGACCATTTGCATTTCTAATAAGTACGTTTGAGTCTTCGTACATATCCTTATAGTTCTGACCGCCTTTTGCTAGAGCATTTGATGTAGAACCCATCATGCATTTACCTATAATTTTAGAACCTAACCTAAGACAAGTTTTTGTAACTCGCCAGTTTTCTTTAATGTTATTTGGCTTGGTCCATTTACCAGATTCGTCATGAGCTAAAAACAAAAGCTTTTCACCATCATAAGAGTTATCCTCTGTATTCTTCCAGTCAATAGAGGTGTCTAATCCTTCGATAATTTCCTCCTCAACATCAAACATATTTTTCTTTGTAATCTTTGATGCTGGTATCCTAAATGCAAGCTCAGTCTTTGGCTTGTCCATACCATCCATAATAGGCTTGAAAAAGAATGGAAGTCGATTGTTTATAGGGACTACCTTATCGGTAAACATCTTCTTGGCATCAGAACCAGTCTTTGATAATATACCAATCCTTGAGTCTCTAGCAAGGGTTCCAACATTTATAGCTTCAGAAGAAGCCATGTAAGAAAACCCTGACCTTCGTATTTTTAAGTATATAAGTCCGAATGATCTTTCATCAGCTTTACATGCTTCCCAAAAAATCCAGTATATTCTATTGGCTTCCCTAAAGTCTGGATATCCAACATCAATACTAGACCACTGCAAGTACATATAATGAGAACCAGTTACATAGGTTTTGACTCCATTATTCATAAACCAAAAACCTTTCTCTCTATAGTCAAACTCTTGCTCTATGTAGTCTACCCATTTGTTTTTAAACTCAGAACTCATTTGGTTCCACTGGAATATAGACTGTATTTTCTCTAATGGTCTTGGAACCTCTTGTCTTTCCCAATACTGCTCTGACTTTGTAGAGCTTCTTTGAAAGCATTTATCAGGATCTTTAGGAAGTGCTATATGAAGTCCTGATATATTAATTATATCTCCAATCTGACCTGTTTTAGATATTACAATAACATCATACTGTTCGTTATATCCATAAAGCCAAGAATGGTTCTTATTCTTATGTGAATGAACCGCTTTTGGTATATAGTCTTTGACTACATAGTATAACTTATTTTGATCTTCTTTCTGCAAATCCTTGTCTTGTTTCAACTGAGTTTACACCTCTTTTTGCTAGGTCAATATTCTCTCTTTCTAGTTCTATTCTATTTAGGATTTCAAATGCATCAAATACTGCAAGCTTTTTAGTAGCCGCTGCATTTTTCAATCTATCTGCTGCTATTTCACTTCCATCTTCCTCTTTCTTTAAAATCTCTTCTTCTGCAACCTTAATTAGTTGCTCTACAGCTTTTTCAGCAGCAGCAATAATCTTTAGTTTAGTTTCTTGTGATTTCATATATAAAACATTACATAAACTATTCTACCCTCTTTCCATCCTTTATTTGGATACTTACTATGGAAATAGTTCCCTGGATAACAAATAGCTCTATTTTCCATATGTCCAACAACAGACTGTAAAGTCCATTTTTCTAGATCATTAGAATCTTTCTCAAGAACTCTATCATACTCTTCAAAAGAAACGTCTTTAGGTAAACAATGACCAAAATCAATATGTTTCCAAAATGCAGTACCATGTAAATGATCCATAGAAGATGGAGATAAATATAATACTAATGCTCTTTCAGGTCTTTCTCCATTTATAATAGCATCAGAATGTATTCTCCAATCAATATCAACTTCATCTGTAGCTACTCTAAAAAAACTAAGTATACTTCTTCTTTGAACACCTTCTATTTGTAATATCTTATTTAGAACTATATTTTCAAAATCTACATCACTTGGTTGAATCCAAAAACTTTTACCTCCAGCTTCTACTTCTGTAAATTCATTTGAAATTAGTTTATTATATATAGATTTATATAAATCTTTATCTAAAAAATCATCTACAACATTTATCATAACTTTATTGTTATTTGGTGGTCAAACATTCTATATAACTTCTCTCCATCAACAGTAAATTCATATTCACTATCTGGCTTGAAACAAACAACATCTCCTGAGTTAACTCCTTTACTTATAAGATATTCGTTAGAATATTTCATAACGCCAATTAAAGGTTCCTCACTAAAAGGCTTTTTAATGTAAGACTCTATAGCAGGAATTGGTTTTACAAAACAATATCTATCGTATGCATACCACTTATCTGCTTTTTTGTACATAAAGAACTGATCCATTTCTATAAAAAATAAATCATCTTTAAAAAAACTCTTACCACTTTTTTGTCTTCCTTTCATGTCATTATAAAACTTAAAAGCATTATGATGAACAAGAAGAGTGTCTCCAATCTCTATTGGTCCATTATAACCAAGTGGTAATTCGATAACTTTAGCATACCTATTTGAAAACTTATGGTCTTCTTCAGATGTACTTACAATAAATTCAATACCAGCAATGTTTTTTGTGTTATCATATCTTTTATCATTTACTGGTTTTGCAATAAAATAAAATGGAGATTTCATTAAAAATTAATATTATATTCAATTGATATTGGTATTTGAGATGTAAATTCTTTCCACAATAATACTTCTTCTTTTTGATTTATTATATATATTTTAAAAGAATTTTTAATATCATCAAACTTAATAAGATATATTTCGTTTGAATCAGATAAAACTCGTTGACCTACAATATAGTGCATAGCACTTCCCTTGTAGTCAGAACCTATTGATATTTTTCTAATTTCCATGTTAATGTGTTAAAGTAAAATTATATTCTAAACTTTCCTTTTCGTTATAATAAACAGTCATAAAACAACTACCCAAGTATTTAGGCATCCCGATTTTCTCAACTGCCCAACCTTTGCCACCCTCAAACTCTTCTTTATAAGTACCAGTTTTAATATGCCATTGATTTTTAACTTCAACCTTTTTTTTGTACTCATTCATCCGTAGCTGTGGATGGTTCATAATAAATCCATCGTGTGTATGTCCGCTTATAACTACATCCGCATCAGGGTAAATCGATGAATGCCTAACTACAGAAAGTGCGCCTTTCGTTATTACACCACCCCAGTGACCATGATCATATGCTATATTTAACCTTTTTGCGTGTGCTGATTTACGGCTAAATGATAAAGTAAGATAACCCATGTACTCGCCCAACTGGATGCGGCTTCCAGCAAGGGTGTTAATGCGCTCAACAAGTCTTTGCAGTATGTCGCTTTCAAGTCTACTGCTTACACCAGTTTCGTGATTGCCTTTATTGATTTGCAAAATGTTATGAGCGTATGGCAACATCTTTTGAGCAGTATCATTTATTACTAAATCGATATAACTATCGCCATTATGTTCTGGTAGTATTGCAGACTTATTTTTTCTCGGATCATACTTTCCCTGCATTAAACAAAGCATATCACCGTTTATAATGATAAGACCACCCCTTTCTTTGCAGTAATCTAAATGCTTGAAAAGTAGTGGTCTATTTGTTTTTGGATTATCAAAATGCCAGTCAGAAGTTAACATTATGAGCTGCTCGAATTTTGTTTTATCGCTACTTATGTTATATCTATGGTAATTTGATCCGTAATGCTCAGGGGTTATTTCCATATTAAATATTTGATTGTACAAATAAGTCATCTAACTGTTCTTCTGTAATTCCAAAAACACCTGCCATTAAATTTAAGTGTTCGTCATTACGGTCAAACTCTTGACTTAAATCGAATTTAATTAAAATTATTTCTTTAAGGTCTGAATCTTCTATTTGATTAATAGCATCATACACCATAGTTCTTGTTATTCCGATATTATATAAAGATAAAAAGAACCTCATTTTTGAGACAATTTGTGGTACTGCTGCCTTTCTCGCTTCTTCGATTTCTTGTTCTGTTGCGGCTTCAAAAAAGCTATCAGTAACAGCGTTATATCGTGGTTTTATAAAGTTATCAGTATAAAGTGTACTGGTTGCATTTTGAGGTTTGTTTTCGTGGTACTCGCACCAAAAAAACCCTTCGCTATCGTAAATAGTATATAACGTCATATCCTTAAAATTTGTGCAGATTCTATTACCGTTTGCTGACCTGATGCAGCTAATTCACAAGCTATAATTATATATTGATCACTCGAAAATGTTACCGCAGCAGTTTGTACAGTACCAGCAAAAGCAATATAATCTGTAATACCAGTTGTTATACTTGTAGCTGGCAAAAATAATAAGTTGCCACCACGTCTTGTAAACCTTCTACGAAAAGCAAATCCTTGAACGGTTGCCACACTAGCAGGGTTGTATTGCGCTATTTGCGTTGCACCTGATAAACTTGCTGTTGTGTTTATATAAATTCGCCAAACAATACCTCCTGCTGTTGTATTTAATTTAGATGCTTTAAATTCAAAGTCAATCGTTTGGTTATCTGCTATTGAATTAGCAGAAATTAAATAAGAAGTCAAAAGCGTGTTAATAGTTGTTCCAGTATGCGTTGCAGATTGCACACCTGTGCTATGCAACATACTAACCTTATTATTAAATGTAGTCCAGTCAGTATTGCTTAATTTACCAGTATTAGTAGCAGATGCTATAGGTAAGTTAAATGTATGTGTCGTTCCTGCTGAACTAATTCCAAAGTCAGTACCAGTAGTTCCTGTTGCAAATGTTTGTGCTGAACCAGTTAACCCTCCTAATGATGTAATAGCAGAAGTTAGATAAGTGCTATTATCATAACTTATTGTTGTACCTGTAGCTTTTACAAATCCTGTACCATTTAATTTAGGTTGTACATAACTTTTTACAGCCTTCTGTGAAGGAACAAGTAAATCACTATCTGCTGTTAACAGAGGATCTATATCTATAGG